TTCAATCCCTGTGCCATGTAAAATATCTTCAACAGATATAAAAGGTATACTTTTTATGCCGGGATTTATTGTACCAACAAAAGCTACCACTTCATTTTCTTCTCTTATTTTTGAAATTTCTTTTTCAATATCTTCCTGCCTGAGCATTCCAACAGGTATTATTTTGTAATCATCTTTTAGTTGTGGTAAGACATCTTCAATATATTTCTTTATTTTTAACGCTGTTCCCTCTCCTGTAATACATACAGTTACAATTGCTTTTGGAAGCTTATCTTTACTCTTTATACCTTCAACTCTTCCTATATATGTTTTATCTACGTCTAACGCATCTGCTATTTCATCTAAATTAGTATCCGGTATAATAGCTCTTCTGACAGCTTCCAACACCATAACCGTATCTACTCTTCCTACCACTCTTGTAGGTATCCCTGTCCTTTTGGTTATAATTTCACCAAAGGTAATTAATGAACCCATGTCAACCAAAATAATGCAGCCTTTGCCCTCGTCTATTCTTTTCACTACTTCAATTGTCCTCTCAAGAACAGATTCTGGGCTTTCATCAAGAGCCATATCTATACCGACTGCATGATTTACCCCTAAGAGTTTATTTGCCACCTCTGCCATGCCACTTGCAACATGGCCGTGCGTAAGCACAACTACGCCCACTCTGCCTTTAGTTATTTCTTTGTCCCCTGAGAATGTCCTTAGATACATAGCAATAAAGCCCACTTCTTCATCAGGCAGCTGTATTTCTAATTCTTTGTTAATTTGTTTTGCCATAATTTTAGCAATAGAATACTCAACAGGATATTCTTTCACTATGTTTTCAAGTTGAGGATTAATTATTGGTTTGCCACTTAATATTCTTTCATAAGCAGCACTTAAGTGTATAGCAAGGGAATAAAAGAGATTATCCTCTAAGTTTTTAAAACTTTTTTTAGCAATCTCGTATGCTTTTTCAACAGCATTTACAATTTTTTCTCCTACTATGTTTGTCAATTCTTTTTTTGAAATTGTTATGTTAGATTTTACATTTACAGCAAATTTCTTCAGCTCCGCCTCTATCTCTTTCCCGAGAATTTTATCTATCTCCTCTTTTGTAAGTCCTTGTCTTTTTAAGTCAATAAACCTTTCTTCTATAAATTGATATATTTCATCAGGCAGCATATATCTATCTTCTTTTGGATATAACTTAATTTCCTTGTCAGGATACACCATAATGTCTTCATTTGAATATCTTTCTATTTCGGGATCTCTTTTATTTACTCTGATTATCCCCATTTTTACGTGGTTAGGTAAATCTGAAAGGTCTATTGTCAATGAAGAGCTTTTACTCCCTAATGAATTTAAAAAGCTCCTCGCACAAGCAACTTGAATATCGCTCCTTAGCTGCCCTATATTCCCCGGACAGTCATAAAGCATAAGAGCTCTTACTGCCTCTTTTTTTACAATAATCGATTTATTAATTCTAAAAGACTCTTTTGAGAAAAAATGATGTATAATTTCATATCTTTCTTGGGGAGGTCTTTCTGAAAGAGAAGGAAGTTCTATCACCATAGGAATTCTTCTCCTAAAAGTAAGTAATAGCGAAGATTCAGGATTTTCAGTAGTAGCAGCAATAAGCATAATTTGTGCCTCTCTAGTACTTTCTGTTTCCCCTAATCGTCTGAATTTTCCTTTGTCCAACAAATAAAAGAGTATCTCTTGTCCTTCACTGGGGAGTCTGTGGACTTCGTCCAAAAACAAAATTCCACCATCAGCTTTTTCTACCAATCCCGCTTTTGCAGTATCAGCCCCTGTGAAAGCGCCTTTTACATAACCAAAAAGTTGCGCCATGAGTAGTTGTGGATTATCCGCATAATCAGCACAGTTAAAAACTACAAAAGGCGCATTTTCATTAAATCTTCCAGACTCTATTGCATAGTTGTCTGGCTTTTTCCAGATCCAGATGGTCCTACTATTAAAGTATGCAATCCATGGGGAGGATAAAGTACTGCAGCTTTTGCAAGGCTTATCTGCACTTTAAGGCTTCCTTCACTGCCAATGATATCTTTAAAGGACAATGTATCTTTATTGGAATTATGGTCTTTATCAACCTTCTGTTTTTCAGCGTTTTGGAAAATTTCTGATTTAACTAGAGTTTCACTACTTTCGCTTTTTAAAATTTCTTTTTTTATTTTGTCAAATTTCTATCTGAAATATTTGGGTCCTTTGAAATTATTTTTTTTGCATCTTCTAAAAGGTAAGGTTTTCTTCTTTCTCTTGAGTCAGGAATATTATTTTTTAGTCTAAATTGTGTCACATCTTCTCTTTTAATATTGAGAATTGCGGCTATTTGGTCATCTGTTAAAGGATTCTTTTTATCCTCTTTTTGTATAATTTCAAAAATTCTATCAATCATGGCGACATGCCTCCCTTCCAATGTACATTATGCAAAAAATATACCATAAATATGTTGATGCTCATAACGAGTCTCCCAATATATGGGAAAGACTCGAAAAGAATATAAATTAAAATAATAATTATAAGGAGGAGTATTTCTATGGGGAATCATGTAGTTGTTAAAATTGGTAAAATGGCTTCTACAAATGTGGATAGCTATTTAGTGGCTGTACAAAATACTGTTGATATGGATAATGGAAGTATGGTTGTACTTGGTGATAGGATACCAGGTCAACCCGAAGTTTATGCTTGTTCTGCTCCAACAGATGTAGCTACACAAGAGGTATTGTTGGTCGAATCACCAGTTTTGGTAGAGGTTAATGGATTTAGACTTGATATTGATGATCCTACATTATTTTACAATCCTGCTAACAGACCTGCAAGAGCGAGGAAATTGAAAGTTGGAGATAGGTTTACTATTACTGCTAATGGATTTAGTGCTACACCAACTGTTGGACAATACGCTCTTCCAGCAAATGGTTCGTATTTACTTTCTCCAGCAGCTAGTATAACTGATTCAACTACTGGTGCTCCACTTTCTGTAGTTGCTTTCAAAGTTGTAGCACAAACCACAATTTCTGTTGCTGGTAATAAATTGGACGCCTATGAACTTGAAGTTGTTAAAGCACTCTAATTAAAATAATAATTATTATAAGGAGGAATACTGTATGGGAAATATGAATGTTATACCAACTAAGAGATTTATGTCATTCTCTGCTGATGGGCAAGACATAGTAAGGGCTGGTGTTGATCTGTATAAACATTATTTGTTTTTAAGAGGAAAACAACAGTATGCTGAAAGTGCTACTGGGAAAACATATGAAGAAAAACAAGAAGTTTTCACAAAAAATTTAATAAAAGAATCTTTAAAGATGGCTGGTGTTAGTGCTACTGGGGTTTCTGATACCGCTTTATTGAGAAATCCCAATGTAAAATGGGCTATGTTCTCTTTAATAGGCGAAATACTTGATGTAATTATCCCTGAAACTGTACTTGATGATTTCTATAAATCTGCATTTATATCATTAGTAAGAGTAGTATGCAATGCATTTCCTGTATCTATATCATTGGTAAGCATAGTATGCAAAGTGTTCCCAGAGTTTATATCATTAGTAAGAGTAGTATGAAGTGTATTGCCCGTATTAATATCAGTCTCTAAGCTCGTTTTTAAAGTGTTCCCAGAGTTTATATCATTAGTAAGAGTAGTATGAAGCGTATTACCCGTATCAATATCACTTGTTAAAGTAGTATGAAGCGTATTACCCGTATCAATATCACTTGTTAAAGTAGTATGAAGGGTATTACCCGTATCAATATCACTTGTTAATGTAGTGTGTAAAGTGTTACCTGAATTAATATCGTTTGTTAAAGTAGTATGCAACGAATCTCCAGTCGAAATAACACTATCTAAATTAGATTTCAGCGTATTACCTGTATTAATATCATTTGTTAAATTAGTATGAAGCGTGTTCCCGTTAGAAATATCATTTGTTAAAGTAGTATGCAATGTATTACCTGTAGAAATATCAGCTTCTAATTGTTCTTTAACTGTATTAGCTGTATCTATAGCATTACTTATATTTGTATATGCTTCAATAGCTTGTTGTCCATCGTCGATCATTTTTTGAATATTTTGTACTATATTCGGATCATTAGAATGAACATATATTCTTTCGGCGGGGTACATAATTATACCCCTACCTTTATAAGTAGCTGTTACAGTTTTACCTTCCTCTGAAGGATTAAAAGTTACTATCCCATTTTGGTAATTCACAACAAATTGATTAGAAGCAGGAGTACCACTATATATTTCAGTATATCCATCGATTATAACATGACTAAATTCATCAGGAATTTCTGATAATACAATCTGCCCATTAATTATTTTCCGAGTATCTGTTTTATCTACATATGGATCATCTATAGTACCTTTACGCCATATAATTATTAGGGGGTCATTATATTGAGGATATTGCATTATTTCCATGTTTTCACCACCTATATTGAAAATTGTCCATAATAAATGGACAAATAATAAAAGAAAAATTTTATTGATTTATTTCGCATAATATGTTAAAATTAGATTAATAATATAAGTAAAACACAAAAGGAGATGATTAATTTTGAAAAAATACAAACAATTATTTATAGGCATAATTATTGGTGCAATTCTCTTTAATATAATTCCATCTTTTGCTACAACAGTTAAACAATATATTGCTTATGAATCACCATATCCAATGTATGTTAATGGAAAAGAATTCAAATCTGATTTACCTATTTTAAACTATAATGGTACAACCTATATACCATTAAGAGCAGTAAGTGATATATTGGGTGTACCACTTGATTTTAATGGGCAAATCATTAAGATAGGGATACAAAATGATAATATAAAAAATAATAATACAAGTACAAATAACAACAAAGAAAATGTAATAACACTAAAACTTGGCGATACTTATAATTTAAACGGCATAAAAATAACTTTAAACAATGATATAAAATATAATCAAACTCATCCTCGCTTTGAGGGCAAAGTATTTACTATCAGCGGGACAATAGAAAATACTACTAATCAATTGCAAAAAATTACAGGGGCAGCATATTTTCAAGCAAATATTAAGGACGAAAAACAAAAAGCATTATTTGAAGAACGCAATTATCCAATACAATATAATGACAACGACAATTATTATTTCTACCCAAAGGAGAAAAAGAATTTTTTGCTTGTTGGATTTCAATCAGCCTTAGATAATAATAATGCACAATTAACAGGTGTAATATTACAAATATTAGGTGTTAAAATAAATTGGATAATAAATTAAACCCCTATAAATGCTTGTATAAATATCGAAGCATCGATTCTACCTAACCTACTACTACCAAGTTCAATAGTATTCCACTGCCCTATGGTTAAATATGGAGCAATGTTTATGTTTGATTGATCGCTATTAAAACTTCCACCCAGTTCAGTTGTTTTATCTACCCCATTTATTTTTATCGTTACATTTGCTGCCGTAGTACTCGTATAAATACCATAAATTATATCATGAGAATGACTACCAATTGAAACTCGATGAGTATGGTCAATATTATGTGAATGTGGGAAAAGCCCATGATGATGAGGCTCTATAGTATGTGTATGATCTCCAATAGAAGATATACTTATACTATGCGAATGCTGTCCAGTACCAATATACTTGGGTACCCCATGATTATGTGTGCCACTCGGAAAATCTGTTGTAATACTATGGCTATGACTTCCAGCTGGATCTGTGTATAATACCTCACAACTTGCTGTTAATCCAACAGGAATAGTATCAATCGTATAGTCCGTTCCAGCAGTAGTTTTACTGCTTGGACCACTTGTAATACTCCCTCCACCATACGCAGCTGCTCCTTTTTCATAAGCTCTAAACGCTTGCAATCTAAACCTTAATATTGCCTTTCTTATACTTATCGTTTCAGGGGGGATATACACATTTAATACAAGCGGATTATTCGCATCCACATTATCAGTTCTACCTTCTTGCCACGTCTGTAACATGCCATCTTCATCTAATATTGTTGCTGTGCCTGTTTTGTTTACAATTTTAAGCCCATATTTCAAATTAACCGTATCATACTCTCCTAATTGTACCCTCGCCAAACCATTATTATCTTTAACAGTTAACAAATTTCCACTTATATTAAATGTACCTGTATCGTCCGATATAATCAAATTATTGCCCAGTAATATTTTCCCAATCAATCTTTCAGCATAAACACCACTTGCATCTAATACAGTTTTAAATGTATTGCCTCCATCATTTGTAAATCCTATTACACCATTTGTCATTCTAATAAATCTATTTGGGTCAGTGGGATCTTTTATTGTAATACCACGCCTATCTATCGTTACACTATTATTAACACCGCCTTCAATTGCTCTTTTAGCAGTATCCCACACATTATTTAATATTGTAGTTACATCATCTACAGTTGCTACTGTATTATTCCATTTATATTTATTCATATCAACAGTTGCAGAAGTAGACACTGATTGATAAAGCATTTTTAAATATTTATCTAAATCACTATTAACTTCTGTTGTATTAGCAATCGTTAGTTTAATATCGCCATTTTCATAATCAAAATCTATTTCAATTATTTTCGCTTGTACTTTTATATTTAATCTTTCATAATTAATAGTAACAACATCACCTAACACTAATTTATCCCAATTCCGTTGTTCTTCTATTATCTCAAGAAAATTAACTATATCAACATTAACAGTCAATCGAGGTATTTTCAATTTTTCAAAAACCTTAATAGCGTCATTATATAATTGTTCGTCGTCAATATAATTCTCATCTTCCCATACTTCTTCAATCACAAATTGATTTAACTCTTTAATTTGTTCTGGAGTAAAATTATTTTCAAGTTTAAGTATATTCCGTAAATCATCTATTTGGTTTTGAATATTTTGAATATTCGCTAAATCTGTGTTAATCTTATCTTGTATAGCATTTAATTGATTTGTCAAATCGTCTCTTTGTTGAATCAAATCATCTGTCGGCTGTCCTGTAGTTTGCGCTATATCTAATTCGTCTAAAACCATATTTAATTGTGTTTCAATAGTATAGTATTCATTTTGGTCATTAGTTAATTGCTCCTGGGCAACACTTAATTGATTTAATAAATCATTAAACACACCTTTTTTTGATTCGACTAATTCTTGGTAATCTAATATAGCATTACATAAACTATCACTCATATAATCACTATGCCGTAATACATTTTTGTTTTCATCTCTTTGAAAAGGGTACATAAAATAAGAAAAATCTTCGATATAATTTGTGCCTGTAGGGTTAACTCTTTGTATACTCAACCCATCTCTCCCAAAAACCTTTAATCGTGTTACCACTGTATCAAAATCATCTTCTTTATCAACCGCTTTTAAATACTTTTTATAAGAAATTGTCAAACCTCTATTAATACCTATATTTTCAGGTTTATAAAAATTAATCGTTCTATTGTTTGTATCCCACATTATCAATGCCCCGAATGTTTCTGCAATCTGAAAAACAAAATCAAGTACTGTTGTATTAGAAACATCAAATGAACGATATTTTAAATCAAAATCAGCATCAATATAACCAATTGTCCATATTGTATTAGATAAAGTATCAGTCAACACTTGTGTAGCATTATAACTTGTAACATTATAAGCACGTATATTCTTATCTTTTAACTCATAAGCCAAACTAAAACACTGGACTATCTTTGCGTCCCTATCTTCATTAGCCGAATCAACTATTTTTGTTATTAAATACCATTCGCTATAATTACCATTTACTAACTTAATTAAATATCTGCCTTTAATTAAATCAATATGTGGATTAACTTTAAGTTCTCCATGTATATCAACTTGAATAGGTAATTCAAAAGATAATTCATTAATATTTCCCAATTTTAAATTCAATTTAATATTATACGCCTCATTTAATTTAGCAATTATTGTTCTATCAGGTTTTGCTAAAAATAACTGAGGTCGTTGGGGTTTCTTAGTTAAATCTATATCACCAAGCATTATACTGCCTCCTTATTGCAGTCTTTTAAATCTGTATCTAAATTGCAATTTACAATTACCAGTTACCCATAAATTATTTACTCCAACTACCAACTCAAGATAATTATTGTTAAAATTATCGTACCTATAAGTATCAGTTAATGATGTTGCAATATATTGGTTTTCATTATCTACATAAACTATTTCACCATCAACTAATCCTGTAAACTTGAATTCTACACCACCATTCGTTTGATTAATAATACTCACATCACCATTGCCAACTTTAGTAATCCACATCTCAGGATATAAATATAAATCACCTTCGTTAGTAAACGACAATAAAACACCATTAGGATTATCACTAAAATCATATTCAGGAGTAACATATTGTCTCGTATAACTCCAAGGAGCATCACATCTAAATGTTAAAGTTATATATCCTTGTTTTAAACCATTATGGATAATATTTATATCATCAATAGGTACACAATAAAAAATCCTATCAATATCTTCTTCAAAAAATAATGGTTGATAATTATCTTGAGCTAACCATCTTGCTATTTCACGTATTTTTTTGTCATCCCAATAATCCAAAATAGCAAAACTTAAATCAAATACCAATGGTTTTAAAGAAATATTTTGAAAATATGGTTTCATACTCCATCTTGTTTCAACTTCTCTAATATCTCTACTAGCTAAAAATGGTTCTTCATACAATCCTGATTGAATAGTAATATTATAAATACCAAAATCTACCGATCTTTTCCCAGCATAAGAAAAAGCAACACTTGATTTAATCAAAAGCTCTCACTCCTTTTTAAAAAAAGAAGAGAGGTATCAAATATTAATACCTCTCTTCTTTAAACCATTGATAAAATAAAAAAGACCTTAATAGGTCTTATGGCATAAAAAGTATGGTAGCATTTGTATTAGTCT